AAACGGTCCCCTGCGTGCGCGTCATCAGCTCGCCGGGGACTTGATGGGCCTTTGTGAATTCGGCGATCACGGCGAACTGACGGAACTCGGTGCGCGTGCGCAGCTTGCGAGCGGTCGCGCCGAGAAAGCCCATATTCGCGGCGGCCTTTTTCTTCGTCGCCCTGGTCTTGATCTGACCCGAGCGCGCGACGTTGCGGTTCGCCATCGTCGCGTATGGGATGCCCACGGGCACGAGGACGAGCTTATCGCCCGAGCCGAAGCTCGGCAGTTGCCCGGCGCTCTTGATGACCCGGGCGGCCCCGTTCTTCGGGACAAAGCGCCACTCCCAATTGCTCAGGCTCGAGAGCCGTCCGCTATTGACGTTCGTGGTCTTCAGGATCGCGGCGCGAAGCTCGGTCTCGGCCATGCGCATCGCGGCGCCGGCCAGCAGGGTCCCATAGATCACGACCGATTTTTTCTGTACTTCGGCGAGGCGCTTCGTCGTGCTGTTGTCGATCTCGATCACGCTCGGTGGGTTGCCGAGGCGGATCTGATTCGCGGTCTCGCGCGTGGTGATGTCGCGGATGATCGCCTCGACATCGGCGCGGCTCTGCGCCTCGATCTCTTCGCTCAGGCGCTCGCGGGAAAACTTCGTATCGCCGAGCGTTACGGTCCGGTTCTTCGGGACCACCAGGGGCAGGAGTGTTGCCATGTTTTCACCCCAGCGCCAAACCGACAGAGCGCCAATCTCCCGTGATCAACCACGCGCGAAAGGCCCCGTCATATTGATCGGTCTCGGACTGCAGGGCCCAGCCCGTCATATCGTTCGCGGCGGTGCGCGCGGTCGCCATCAGGGCGCGGGCCTCTTCGTAGCCCCGGGCCCATACATGGATCGAGACACTGGTGTCGGCCTTCATTGGCTCGTCGGCCTCGCACATATCCTCGTATGGCGCGGCCAGCGCCACCGAGCGAACCATGACCACGAGCGGGAGCGAGGGCTCGAGGTTCGCGGACTCGAGCGGCGACCAGCCCCAGAAGAAAGCCACAGGCGCGACCGCGGCCTCGACGGCGGCGGCGAGTTGCTTCTCGGTCGTTGCTTTCGCCATCGCGCGGCCTCAGTGATGGAAGGCGGCGCGGCGCGCGGCCTTGTTCAGCAGGCGCAGCGGGATCGCGTCGCCGTCCGGGTCGGCCTGGGGCGCGGGAGCGTGTTCGCGCTTCTGCTCGTCGAGGAAATAGTCCATCCAGCCCCGGACCTCGCGACCGCTCAAGCACTCGACGGCGCTCGCCGGCATGTGCAGGCGCTCGCCGATGATGAAGAGAATCCGCTCGTCCGGGGTCATACGTTTCCCCCTTCGGGCCCTTGTGCTTGGTTGCCCTCGGCCGGCGCTGGTTCGTCGTCTGCGGGCTTGAGGCCCTGCAGCTCGACCAGGACCCGCAGAGCCTCGCCGACCGCGGCGAGATAGCGGCCCGGCAGCTCGTCCATCAGGCGGGCAATCGTCAGGGGTTGCCCGTCGATGTGCAGCGCGTGCGCGAGCAGGCGCTCGGGGCCGGATAGCGGCCCAGGCAGGGCCATGATCTCGCGGGCGCGGCCATAGGGGACCTCGCGGATCTCGACGACCTCGCCGAGATCCAGCAGGCCCGCGGGCGCGGGAATAGTGCGGAGTCCGAATCCCATGCCGGCCCCTTAAGGTTGCGCAGGGCCGAGAGCCCAGGAATAGGTCGGGACTTCGGTAAAGACCCCCGAGCCCGAGAACTGCAGGCCCTGCCCGACCCCGGCGGTCACGGTCATCTCGCCGATCTGCACCGGGCCGAAGATGTAGCCCCCGTCCTCGGTGTAGTCGATCAGGAGCCAGCGGTTCTGCTTCGGGTCCTCGAGGGACGCCTGAAACAGGTTCGACAGGCCCGCGCTTTCCTTGTTGATGAAGCCGTTGAAGGTGAAGGTCGGCGGCTTGGGCGAACCCTGGACCGTGGTCGAGTCGCACATGTCATCGAGCGCGATGGAGTCGGGCGGGACGCCGGTCACGGTGATGGTCGCCATGCACGCCTCGAGGAGCGCCCCGTCGCCGGACTTCGTGTAAGCCGTGACCGTGCCGGTCGCGACCGCGGCGGTCAGGCGGGTCCCGTCGAAGTCGTCAAGCTCGAAGTCGGCCGCGCCCAGGTTCAGGACCCGGAAGGCGTAGCCGTCGAGCAGGGGCTCGCCCGTGCCCTCGATGACCACGACATCGCCATTCGCGAGGCCGACCGGCATCGCGGCCGGGGTCACAACAATCGGGTTCGTATTCGTCAGGGTCGTGATCACGACCGGGGCGGGAGGTGCGGCGCCCGTGGGGGTCAGGTACAGGTGCGCATCGCTTTTGATCTTTGCCATGATGGGGCCTCTTCAGGGTTGAGATTGACCGCTCGTGGCGGCGACGGTTAGCTCGTTGCGGAAATGGCTCGGGAGAATGGCGACGATGTCGAAAACGCGAGCCGTATCGCCGTCGACCTCGACCCCGCGCCAGCCCGGCTCGATCACTTCGCCGGGCAGCTCGCGCAGGGTGATCCGCCATTGCAGGCCCCCGATCTCTCGGTCGGCGGCCATGTATTCGCGACCGCTGATCGAATCGATGGCGGCGTCGACCGTCGCCACGGCGGCGAAGGTCTTCAGCGGCGCCCCGAATGCATCCTTCGTGATCGCCGGCTTCTCGAGGCGCAGCCAATGGCGCATGCGGCCGGCTTTCATGTTCCCGGCCTCCACACGCTGACCAGCTCGCTCGTGAAGTCGTCGACGAAGACCGCCGCATTCGTTTCGCGGGCCTCGTAATAGGCCCCGGCGATGCGGTACAGGCAGGACAGGACGGCGGGGTCAAGCTCGAGCGGGTCGACGATGCCGACCTCGACCGTCAGCTTCCAGCCATTGCCGTACAGGGTCGGGCCGTTGATGTAGCTGTTCCCGCTCCCGCCTGCGTCGCTTTGGCTGATGGTGTAGCTCGCCGCGACATCGGCCCCGCCGTCCTGCGCGATGGCGGTCAGCTCATAGGCGTTATTGACCGGCAGGCGGTAGCGGTATGCGTTCGCGGCGTGGTTGCAGGAATCGAGGCGCAGCTCGTACCCGTCGATCTCGAACTCGGTCGGGTTCAGGTTGATATTCGCGCGGCGCTCGACGGCGGCGATCCCCATCGACAGATAGGTCGCGATCAGCGTGTCGTCGCGGTCGTGCCGGACGCGCATGTGTTCTTTTGCCTGCAGCAGCAGGGCCGCGGGTAGCGTGGTGCGGTCGACGGTGATCAGGTTCACGGCCGGGCCTCCTTTCGCTTCAGGGCATCGCGCAGCGGGGCGGATGCGGCCGAGGCGGCGGCGTCGGATGCGTCGGCGACCAGACCGATAGCGCCGGCCGGCATCGTCACGACATAGATCGCGGCGCAGCCGGCGCCCAGGCCGAGCGCGACCACGGCCAGGACGATCAGCACAGAGCCGGCGGCGCCGGGCGGGTTTTGGCGGCCGGGCATCATTGCTTTCTCTCCAATGCCTCGGCGGCGAGGTGTGCGACGGCGGCGGTCTCGATCAGTTGCGCCTGCAGCCCCTCGACCTGCCGGCGCAGCGCGGCGAGGTCGTCGGCGAATTTGCGCTCGCCCTTCTCGGCGTCGGCCGCGGTGTAGGGCCGCGGGGCCATCAGCCACGCGCGCTCGCCGTCGAAGATCCAGGTCGCCCCATCCTTGACGTAGAGGTCGCCCGGTTCGTAGGCGCGGGCGTTCTTGTACCCGCCGCAATGGCGCCAGCCACCCGAGCCGATGCGCTCCCATGCGTCGGAGTCGCCCGGCTCGTCGGTCGTGTCCTTCAGCGCGACATAGATCCGGCCCATGTAATGCGAGACCTCGGAGCCGGCGCGGTAAATGCTCGCGACCCACTTCTCGGCGCGCTGGCCCTCGGGCTGGACCTGCTCGAGAAAATCCGGGTCGGCCTTCAGCAGCGTCGCGACGAGGACCGGGTCGGACGCATCGCCCGGGTCGCCCTTGTCGCCGGCCGGGCCCTGGTCGCCCTTCGCGCCGACAGGGCCGGGCGGGAGCAGGATCTCGAGCGTGTCGCCGTCATCAAACTCGAGGCCCAGGCGCGCGAGGTCGTCGGTCTGCGTGATCGCCTTGATGCCGACCCCTCGGGCGCCCTGGTCGCCCTTCTCGGGCAGGCCCAGGACCTCGAGGCGCTGGTCGATGCTCTCGAACTTGGCGCGGCAGTATTTGACAACCTCGTCGACCACGGCGGCGATGATGTTCGGGCTCATGCTGCGGCCTTTGCAATGGCATCGCGGGTCAGGGCGCGGGCGACCTGCTCCTCGGCTGCGGGGTCGACAGGTGGCGGCCCATCGCCGGGCGGCGGTGGCGGTGGGGGCGGCGGCGCGGTCAGCTTCACCAGCTCGGCGCCGGCCATCTCGGCGAGCAGGTTGACCGGGGTCATCTGCTTCTGCATGAATAGCTGCTCGCCGCCCTCGGCCGGGCTTAGGCCCTCCATGCGGCGCGCGTCGTTCGGGTACAGGGCCCCGCCCTGGATGCCCTTCGCGTAGGCGTCCATGCGTGCGGCGAAGTCGGTCCGCAGCAGGGCGATCACATCGAGGTCAATCCAGTCCTTCTCGCCGTCCAGGCCGAGCAGGCGGTCGAGGCCCCGCTCAAATCGCTCGATCAGACCGCCGAGCGAGATCGAGAGCCAGATCGCGATCAGGGGCTCGGTCGCGGTCAGCGAAGCGTGCGAGAGATCGCCGACGAGGGGCGGCGGGACCCCACAGGTCCGCGCGATCTCTTCGTTCTCCATCCTCAATGTCGCGATGACCTCGGCGTCGGCGCTGGTCATCGTCATCGCGTTCCACTTCATGCCGGCCTGCATGATTGGGACCCCGCCCTTCTCCCAGGCTTTGGACTTCTCGTCGAAGTTTTTGCGCAGGTCGTCCATCTGGACCTGCGTCACGAGTTGGTCGGTACTGATGAAGCCCGAGGGCCGGCGCATGTTCGAGAAAAAGGCCAATTGCGAATGCGACAGGGCGACATGAATCCCGGCCGACACGCCGGCCGCGGCGAAGGCGCTCTCACCGATCAGCGGATGGCGCGGCGTGGCCCAGCGAAGGTGCAGGATGTCGCGCGCCGGGATCGCCATCGTCGAGCGGGTCAGACCGCCGTCGATCAGCAGCTCGCCCGAATCGTTGACGCCGTAGAAGATCGCCCGGCTCTCGGGGTCGACGAGGAGCGTCCACATATCGCGGCTCAGGATGTGCAGCGCGACGACCTCCTCGCGACCATTGCGCACGCCCAGGACCACGACCTCGCCGCGGGTCAGCCACTCGTCGACCAGCCGGGCGGCGAAGTCGCTCCACGTTTCGTAATCGTTCGGGGCCAGCAGCACGCGCGCCTGCGCGGTGCCGGTCTGGACGGTGATCTCGCCGCTCGCGCTCTTGCGCTTATGCGCGGGGCGCAATTGCGCGAAGGCGCTGCGGTGAAGGTGGCGGATTGCGGCGACGACCGGGATCGAATGGACCGCGCGCCGGTTGATCTTCAGGTACTTCTGCCAGCCGTCCTCGAGCGGGCCCAGCTCGCGCCAGTTGCCGAATTCGGTCATCCCGAAGAACGGGCCGCGCCAGCTCCCCTCGTCGCCGACCCCGATCAGGGACTTGAAGGCGGCGGCCACGCGGGCGCGCAGGCCGGTCCGGGTCTGGATGACGAGCGGCCCGCTCATTGCGTCGCCGCTTTGCGCGGGCGGCCAGGGCCGCGGCGCTCGGTCGTTTCGTTTGCCGATGCCTCGCCGGCTTGCATAGCGGGCGCTGGCGCGATTTTTTCGGGCGGGATGTCCTGCCGGCTCGTCCCGCCGCTGCGCGCGGCCCGCATCGCGTCATAAGCGGGCGTGCCGGGCTGATAGCGCCAGGGCTCGGCCCAGGGGTCGACCTCCTCGGCGCGGCGCTGCTCGATCAGCGTCCGCGCGAGCTTGCGGTCGCACGGAAGTAAGCCGTCGAGCCCGTCCAGCTCGGGCAGGGGCTCATAGCTTTGGATGATCACGACCGGCGCCATAGCTCAGGGGTTTTGCGGCGGGCGGTCGACCACGACCAGGACATCGGGGCGACCGTCGCCGTCGACATCGACCTTCGTCAGCGTGTCCTCGGGGCCGACCGTGATCGTCTGCGGCGCGGGCGCGGGAGGAGGGACAGGCGTCGGGGCCGGCGGCGGTGTAGGAGCGGGCGGCGGCGGGACCGGGCCCGAGGCCGGGCCAGGGACCGGCATGCGCGGATCACAGAAGCCGAAGCGCGGGAAGAAAGTCGGGAATTTCAGGGTCCAGGCTTGAAAGTTGGCGACCATGTAGTCGGCCTGTGCCTGGGTGACGATGTTGAAACCGAGCGGGCGGGCATACGCGGCGGCTACGGCGGGACAGGTGATGTAGACCAGCATGGCGACCCCTTGAAAAATGCCCCGAGCCGAAGCCCGGGGCTAACACTTGCTCACGGAGGGATTGCTTACCAAGTGATGCCGTTAAGCGCCTGGACCGCGCCGGCATGGGTCAAGCCCCACGAGACCGGCAGCACGAGGCGCTGCGCCAGCGTCCAGGTCTGGAAGAGCGACATCGCGCGATAGCCTGCCGAGCCGGCGCCAGCCACCCCGCCGACGACGCTGATCCCGTTGTCGGGGAGGACCTGATTCGCGACGCCGAGCGCGCCGGCTGCGTCCATCGCCTGAGTCGGCGCGACGCCGTCCGCGTTCGCCATCGTCAGGGTCGCCTGCTCGCTGACATCGATGTCCGGGGTATCGAAGGCGCTCGCGAAATACGCGGCGTCGACCATGATCACGGTGTTCGCGGGCACGAAGGGCGAAGCCAGGACCGGGAAGCCCAGCAGGCGGCCGGCGGCGACCTCGTCACGGAACAGGAAATCGCCGAGCGCGGTCGAGACCATCGAGAGGCCGAAGAGGGTCGCGCTATTGACGAGCAAGACCGGCTTGATGCCGATCCCGGCCGCCAGCAGGCCACCATAGAGCGTCTTCAGGTCGGCCGCGACAGCAGCAGCACCACCCAGCGCCGAGCCGGCGCCGATGACGACCCCGTTCAGCAGGCCGGCAGGGCGCACGCCGGCCACAGCGGCGCCGGCGTCGATCAGGCTCGTATCGAGCATGTTCGCGGTGTCCTGCACCATCATCCGGCGGATCGTGCCCAGGGCCTCGGGATCGCTGGCGCGCAGAAGCTCGCGCGTCAGGACCGTGATCACGGCCAGCTTGTAGCGGTTCAGGCGCTGCGACGAGATCACGCCTTGCTTGACCGGGATCACGCCGTTCTCGCCGACCCACGAGCCCCCGAGGGCGGTCGTGCGCGTGCTGAAGCTCGGGATCACGATGGACTGCGCCCCGCCGAAGTTCAGCAGTTGACCCTGCAGGGACAGGCCGGCGGCGACGCTGACCGGGCGCAGGTCGTTCTGCATCAGCGCGCGGATCTCGGTCGTCACCAGCTCGGCGGCCCAGCCGGCGGTCGTGGTGTCGGCCGCATTCGTGGCGGTCTTCGCGATGGCGTTCGCGCGCTTGTCCTTCGGGTACAGCTTCGCGACGACCTGATCGAGCGGCTGACGCTCATAGTGGGCGATGCCGCGGGCAATCGCCATCTGTGCCAGCAGCTCGCCGGCAGGCGGGCGCGAGGAGTCGGCGCCGCGGCCGATGCGGACCAGGGCCTTCGCCTTGCCGGTCAGCGGGTCGATCTCGACGGCGCCATCGTCCGGGTCGGCGTCCGGGTCCGGGTCATTGCCGGCCGGCGGCGTGGCGCGCGTGCCCATTGCCTTCTCGACGCGCTTCAGGCGTTCCAGCTCGGTCGCGGCCTCTTCGCTCTTGACGGTCAGGTCGTCGACCAGCTCGCCGGCCTCGTCTTCACCAGCCTCGAGGCGGGCGACGGCGTCGGTCAGGTCCTTGCGCAGCGCGGCCAGCTCGGCCATTTTTTCGCGGATGCTTTGGGCGATGGTTTTCATGGTGGGGGCCTCATTTGGTCAAGAGGAGGGCGCTTGCGCGCTTGCCCGCGGCGACAGCCCGGGCGATGGTTTCGCGATGGCGCTGGCCCTGCAGTTGGACCAGCCGGTCCAGGGCGGCGCGATGGGTCGCGGGTAGCTTCTTGCCGACGAGTTGCAGGGCGTCCGGGTTGCAGGGCATCGCGACCACGGAACACTCGAGCAGCTTCGCGCGCAGGAATCGGAAGCCGGTGATCTCGCCCTTGCCCTTGCCGGACTTCGCCTCGGCGCGAATGGGCTCGTAGTCCTCGGGCAGAAAGCGGATCGAGGCGGCGAGCCTGATCCCGGCTTTGTGGATGGCGCGGACGAGGTCGGCGGCTTGACTGACCCCGGCCGGCAGGAGCGAGAGCGTCCCGGTCGTGCGGTCGCCCTCGTTGCGCAGGTCCTGCCAGGAGCCCAGCAGCTCGGCCATCCCGGACCCGTGATCCATCATCGCGGGCAGCGGCGAATAGGCGGCCATCAGCCCGGCCTGCTCGATCACATCGCCGGCCAGATCCGGGGTATTGCTGCTCAGGACGAATCGAAGGCCCTGCGCGGTCTCGGTCGCCGGCTCGGCGGCGCGCTTTGAAACCGGGAGGGCGAAGAGGGCGGCGCGGTCAGCGGCGGGTGTTCGCATGGCCCAGCTCCTGCCGCGGCGGGGGCGCCGCGGTGTGCTGAGGCCGGTGAACCGTTGCCCCGGGTTGAGAAGTCGAAACACCCCGGCTCGCGGCCTCTCGGACGCTTTGCGGTGGGCGGTTCGGGTTTGTCATGGTCGGCAATTCTCGGCCGAGATAACCCCTTGTCAATACCCTGCCGAATTATTCCGATTTATTCTCTTGCCTGAATTTTCTTAGTATCAAGAGGTATAGAGCGAATGGGCTCGCTCGCGCGCATATACGCGCACGCCCAGGCGCAGGAAAGGCCGAGCGATCTCGGCGCGCGTCTCTGTATTTATTCTCTCCCTCTCACTCTCTTACCAACCTACAGAGACTCTCGCGGACATCTCAGTAGACGTTATGCGAGAGTCTACCGAGGCGTTTAGGTAGGCGTCTACCGTTACGCCTTTTGTCAGTATCTGCTCTCAGTATCTCGCCGGTCTTTTATTGAGTGTTGCGCGGCTCAGACTATCCAGGCTGAAACATCGATCACTTCTCGCGGCGTCCTGATAGCGCCGACCGCCATCGTCAGCGCGACGAGGCCGTCAATGCGGCTGATCGACTTTCGTTTTGAAAAGCATCTATTCCCCTGCTCGTCGGTGTTCGCCACGGTCGACGCGGCGGCGAAGGTCAGGGCCGGATTGTGGGCAACCTGCATGCTCTGATGAAGGATTGCGGCCTCGAGTTGATTTATTGATTCGGGCATCCAGAGCCAGCCGTTTTTAGGCTTCACGAAGGTCTGCGGATGCTCGACCAGCTCGAGGGAAATCCCTCGCTCATCTAGTGAGCTTCTGAGATAGGTCATTTTGTAGCGGTCGAACACGACCCGGGCGACCTGCCGGGCGCGGGCGATCTCGCCGATCCTGGTCGCCAGCGGTCCATAGTTGAGCGAAGAGCCCGGGACGGCGTTCAGGTGCCCCTGCTGGACCCATAGGGGGTAGTCGACCGCGTCGCGCTCTGCGCGGGCCCTGAGCGTGTCCGCAGGCGTCCAAAACTCGACCCCGGCCCTGACCATGCCGTCGACCTCGCTCGCGGCGGCCAGCGCCGATAGGTCGGTCGTCACGGACAGGTCGACGGCGAGGGTGATCTCCTCCCCCTTCGGCGAGAGCCACGCGAGCAGGTCGGCAGGCTTCTCGACCTCGATCCCGCGCCATGCGTCGCCCGAGATCCAGGGCGAGGCGGCGTCGACCCATTCGCAGAACTGAAGGCGCAGCACGCTCGATTGCTTCGCCGGCATCATCTGCGCTTCGCTGACCTGCCCGCGGATGTAGGCCGGCTGGATCGAGCGGCCGAGGTTCGGATTTGTCTTGAT